CGTAGGCGGGACCACCCTCTCCTCCCCCGCGTTCTCGTCCAAAGCGTCTGTGACCGCAACAGAAGCACCGAATAGCACCGTGACTGCGGTTCCCTTGGCGTCAGCGCCTCTGCCGACTGGTGACTCCCGCTTCCCCATGCCCGCTCCGAACACGTGCCACGTCGGTAGCCGGAACGGGCAGGACACCCCGGATCCGAAGTGCACGCCTGGTGCGACCAATCCCGCGGTCACCCCCGCCACGATCGGTATCACGATCTGCAAGCCGGGGTGGACGGACACCGTGCGGCCGCCGACGAGCGTCACCAGCAGGATGAAGAAGCTGTCCGCCGCGTCATACGGCCTCCCAGTGGGGGCGGAGAGCGAGTACGACCACCTCGTGTCTCTTCAGCTTGGCGGGGCTGTCGACGACCCTCGGAATCTGTGGGTGGAGCCGGGGTCGATCCCGAACCCGAAAGACGCTGTGGAGAACAAGCTGAAGGCCGCTGTGTGCGCCGGTCTCGTACCGCTCGCAACCGCACAGCAAGCCATCGCCGTGTCGTGGCCTACCGCCTACGACGACGCGGGGTTGCGGGTGTCGGGTGGCAAGGTATGCCTACGCGCCGATCCGAGCAGGTGCGTGAAGTGACCACAAAGGCGCACGTCTGTGACGACTGGTGCATCTGTCCACTCCACGAAACCCCGCTGCTCTACGCGCCCGCACACGGAGACCACGCCTGCCAGGACATTGAATGCGTGCACGCCCACGGCGGCGTCATCCCTGGGCTGATCTGGGAAGACTTCGGACTGCCTCGAACGGAGGAGATCTGGCCGTGACTGACCTGTTCCCGGTGGGCTACCGCTTCACCCTGATTACCGGCCGCCCCTTCGAGGTTGTCGGGTACCGGCAGCGGACTGCCCGCGACGGGGAGCCCATCGGCCCGGAGGACTACGTCGTGGAGAACGCTGACGGGGTCCGCTCCTTGATGTCCCACGGGTTCATCCGTAGCGTGGGCACGCCCTTCGAGGGCGAGGAGAGGTAGCCATGACCGAGCGCCGAAGCGAGATTGACCGCCGCATTAGCTTGCGCTACCTGGCCGAGCTCAGTCAACTGGACTCCTTCAACGGTGACTCGATGTACCGCCTCCACGTCAAAATGATCCGGCAGATGGTCACCGCCACTGAGGACGCAATGGAGACTGAGGGGATCAGCGAGGAGGTGCGCGACCGGATCATCTACCGCCTGCTGTACGGGGAACCTCCCGAGTCGTATGCCTCGCCAGACTTCCGCGAGGCTCACAACCGTATGGTCGATCGTGACGCCGCGATCCTTCGCAAGATGACTGAAGCAGTTCCGGTGTTCCGGCCAGAGGAGTGGAACCCATGAGTGACCAGACCATTGCCGTCCTAGCCGCTGTGTTCAACACCCTTGTATCCCTCTGCGCTATCGGACTGAGTGTCCACACCATCCGGCGGTCCAAGCGGTCCATGGCGAAAGAACGCTGGATAGAGGAACGAATCCGAGAGTTGCAGGCGCGGCGACCATGAGGGCACCCTAGTTCGCGACGGCAGTGCAGGTGTCTTTGCCTTTGGTGAAGGTGAGCTGGTCGGTGGCGTCGGAAATCCAGCACGAGGCGTTCGACCCAGGCTGCGAGGTCGATATCCGCACCGTTGCCCCCTTGGGGACGCTGATCTTCGAGGTCTTGACGGTGCGCTGCCCTACGTTGGCGCTGGTGACACCGTTCGCCGACGCGGGGTCGGTGTAGACCATAGTTCCGACGTCGGCCGCTCCGACAGTGACGGTGACCATCTGCGCGGGTGGCGCTGCCGGCGCAGGCGCGGTGCTACAGGCCGCTAAGAGCGCGACCGGGGCCAGCAGTGCAGCGGCTAGGACTCGACGCATAACGGGTGCTCCTCGGGGTCTGCTCACTGGCCACGGTGTTGTCGCACCCTACTCCCCCGCCGTTACAGGTGAAACGAAAAAGGGCCCCCTCGAGCTCTGCCGCGGAGGGGAAGTCCGTGGGAGCTCAAGGGGGTCCGTCGTTGGCCGATGCCGAGCGCGGCCGGTCGTGAGGTCTACTACTTGCTGTCGAGGGTGACGAGGGACGGCGCGAGGCTGGCGGTGCTCTTGTCGCCGACAGCGCGAGCCACGAAACCCTTCACGACCGAGGCGACACCCGCGGTGACGCCGATGGCGAGCCACGCCTTCCAGTCGGTGTGGACGATGTCGAGGCCGTCGAGGGACGCAGCGCTGAGGAAACCGCCGACGAACGTCGCAGCGACGCGCTCGACGAGGTCTTTCAGGAACGGGGTCATGCGGGGTATCTCCTGGGGTTGTTGGTGTTGCGGGGTGGTCAGGCTGTGCCGACGCCGAAGCTGTGATCCGCCGTGTACCGCAGTGTCGCCATGACCGCGCCCTTCGGAACTGCCAGCGGACCGGGCCGGTTCGGGTCGATGGTGCCGTTGTCGACGTGGCCACCCACGCCGGTGCCTTTCGGGTCCGGGCCGGTGGGGCCGTAGTAGTCGATCGAGTGCACGGTGACCTTACGGCCGAACGAGCACGCGACGTACAGCTCGGTTTTGCCCTTGACGATCAGGTTCACGTGGTCGTCGGTGCCGGGCGGGACTATGAGCACGTCTTCCTCCTCCATTGCTGCGCCGGATACCGGCGTGGATCCACTGGCGGCCGGGTGAGCCCCGACCGGGTTGTACTGCTCGTTGATGTCGCACGAGATGCCACTGACGACCCGGACAGTGGGCGCGGTGTTGCGCTGCCAGAAGTTGACCCAGGTCTTTTCCTGAGCGTTGGGCTGTGATCCGCAGCGCCAGAACCAGGACGCCACCCCCGCGTCATGCACCGCGTTCAACGTCTCCGAAAAGCCGTAGAAACCCGTCCGGGCGAGCCCGAGCACGTCCCGGAACCCGCGGGTGTACGCAACGGCGTCATTGATCTGCCACTGCGTTGTGGCGTGCGCGTCGGCTGCGGCAGCGATACCGACCGAGTCCGGCACGCCTGCCGTGCGGGCATCTTGAAGCGCCGCCTGTGCGTTGGCCCTGCCGCGGGCATAGTCATCATCAGAGCCGGTGCCCCACGCGTCTCCTGTGCCGAGTTCGGCGACAAGCAGCACCTGGACGCCGGCCGCGGTGAGCTCGCGGTACTCGGCGGCGTTGATGCGCTTGCTGCCGGAGCCGAGTCCGACGTAGCGGAGCACGCCGGAGAAGCCGGCGGCTTTGAGCGCGACGCCGGGCGGGCGGCCACCGCTGTAATCAGCCCACTGGGGCATGGGTCACCTCGTCAATCTCTGGGGGATCGGGATCGGGTTGGGCGGCTTGGACGTGACTGGATCGACACACGCCTTGCCCTGATAGGTAGAGCCGTCTGGGGCGGTGATCACCGCGTCACGCAGCTCGTAGCCGGACGGGCACGTCGGACCGGGCGGGCCAGTAGCGCCAGTAGCGCCGGTCTTGCCTGTCGCACCCGCCGGTCCCGCGCACTTGTCGTGCGCCGTGCAGTAGGCGTCTACGGCCGCAACTACTTGCGCGTCCGTGGCGTCCTTCCCTGCGGCACCGGTGGGCCCGGTGAACTGCGCCGAGTGCGCCGAGATGTAGTCGGCCGCGGCGGTCGCGATCTCCTGCGCGGTCGGTGGCCTGCCGGGCGTAGGCGGGTTCGCGGTCAGATACTCCGCGACCGCTGTTGCGACCATGGCTGGGGTCGCCGGTTTCCCCGCGTCCGGCGGATGCGCGGCGAGGTACGCGGCTACCGCATCGTCGATCTGCGCTTGTGTCGGGCCTGGACCGGTAGCACCGACCGGTCCCTGAGGTCCAGGGGTCGCTGGTGTCACGACCGGTGTTCCGCCCATGGACCGAACCTGCTGCGCCAGCTGCTGCGCTTGGCTCGCCGTGGTGTTGCCAGAGTCGCGGAGCTGGCCGATCTCCTGGCGTTGGGCGAGCCATAGGAATGCGAGGACGCCGATGCCGAGTACAACTGCCAGGCCGCCGACGTAGAGCCAACGGTGCGCACGGGCATCCCGACCGGCGTCCGCGGCGCGTGTGACGATCGTGCGGTTCAGGTCATCGGTCACGACTCGTCGTCCTTCCGTCGTTGCAGGATCTCTTCGAGGACCGCTGCCAGCTCGTCGTCCTCGTCGCCGCCGCTGAGAACCCGGTCGATTGCGCTCTGTGCAGCCTTCTCGCGCTCGCGTTTGGAGCCTCTTGTGATGGCGAATATGGCGACAAATGCGCCGGACAATGACGTGATAACTGCTGCGATGCCGGGGAGCAACGAAGCCAGATCACTCACGACACCTCCCTTGGGGCTCGTAAATGGTGGTCCGGGCCCCCGCCCGCGATGTCAGTAGTCAGACTGGTTCCGAGTTGTCAGTGGAGCAGGGGGTACAGGTCGTACCAGGCTTTGCTGACGCCGACTGACATCGTGGGGAAACCCTGCACTGATGTGGTGGTGTCTCCTGGTGCGACGTAGACGCTGATCTCCGCGTAGCAGCGGGTGTTCATCGCGACAGCGGGCAGGAGGATCATTTTCTCGAACGTTGGCACATAGAACGCGTTGGCCCCTGCAGTGAACGTTGACGACGTTGAGCCGTACACGGTGCCGTCGGTGCCGACGACTTTTACCGTGGCCGTGGCGTTCAGTGCATTTGCTCCGATGGAGAACCTCAGTCGGCACATGATGTGCCACGTGGGGTTGTATATGAAGTTCGTCCCCTGGGCGACGGCGACACCTGGCGCGGCTGTCGGGAGGTTCGGCCCAGCGGATTCGATCCCGGTCATGTGGTAGGCGAAGCTGGGATGAATTAGCCCGTACCCTGCTGATTCGTCAGTTGCATACATGGCGCGCCCAGCGAGGTCCCGCATGACCATCTGCTGCTTGCTGCCGTACTGCGGAAGACCAGGTCGAATGGAGAGGGCTGTTGTGCCGTCGCCATATTTCAAGACGGTGTCCACGACGGGTTTGCCGGTGGCGTCAACGATGGTGGGGTCTGGGTAGATCTGGAACGTGCCCATCGGACCAGCAGAGAACGGGTACGTGGACCGTCGACCATTTTCGTCGATCTGCCGCTGCATGTCTTGCAGGAAGTTGGCGAGCCCATTCGCCCCGCCGAAGTCCACATTGGGTGAAGCGACCATTAGAACCCCCCGCGTCCGTCGAGAATGTGTGTGACGGTGTTGGCTTCGGGCCCGGACGACATCCCGAGGATGCGGGTCAGGTACTGCCCGTCCGGCTGCCACGGATGGCCGCTGACGTTGTAGGTCGCGAAATAGCCGGGATCGTACGACCCTAACGGCGACGTGCCGTCCGCGCGGACCGTTGCCTTCCATGCCTCCACGGATCGCCCGTACAGTGCGATGTCTGCTG